TAGACAGCTCTATAGACCCTTTCAGTAAGCAGCAATACATTGACGCTACTTATAAAAAGAAAGGCACTGTGGGCAATATGATGGACTACTCAGCAGAACTCAGCGCACAGAGGGCAGAGAAAGCTGGGGGTCTAGATCCTGTTAAAGAAAAATTCTATAATAATTACGCTAAAGAGCGTAATGGGACAGAGCATCCAAATAGGATTAAAGAAAAAGGATACGATAGTAAACAGGTTAAAGTAGATTACGATTAGTAATATGTACCGCTTAATTTTAAACCTTTTTCTTGCGTCACTGGGAAAGTGAAACTCGCGTCAAAATTCATTCTTCCATTTATATCCATAGAATAATTATAAGATCCTAATTTTGCGTCTTCTATTCTATACGACATGGTTTGACCACTCGCTTCTAGAGTGAGATCAAATTGATATAACTCATCTGAACCTAAAACCCCAGTCATGGCTCCGCTCTCAAACCCAGAGACTTGAGAGGAAACAGAAAATGAACCATTTGCTGGGAACTGCCTTTTTCTCCCGAATGCATAATCATTACCTAATCCGTATGCTGAAACGCGAGGTATTGATACGTTCATATTAACAGATTGGACTAAATGTTTCCCAGATATCTCCTGACCTCCAACCTGTAAATTCTGTAAAGTCACATTACTCCCAGTGTTCGTGGGGTTGACTATAGGAGGAGATTTTTCTAGCGCTGCTGTAGATAGATCTTTATCGAAATTAAAGGTCGATCTTCCTACATTTTCATTATTCCCACCAGTTAAATTTATGGCTGGCGACTCCATAGAAGTTCCTGTCAGGTGATCAAATACAGCATTAGAACAAATATAAGAAGTACTAACTGTGGGTAATCCACCAACAGCATAACTCAGACCATAAGATTCTGGGAAGCAATTCCCAAATGCTATAGCATCATCTCCATCTAAATCAAGATCGGTCTGAAATGATGTCAGAGAATTATCTAAGAAAGATTCCTCTTGATTCTCACAAAAGAATACATAAAAATTATTAGAATCGTTGGTATCATTAGCGCCAAATATGTTTTTAAAACCATTAATAGGAGAAGTGTCTAAGAACCGACCTTGAACTTCATTAGAAAAATTTGGTTCAGGAATATAATTTATATTCAAACGCACATCTGGTTGATTATAGATTTCATCTGCAGCCAGATCCTGAGAACCAATTTGCTTTGATCTTTGTCTGGAGTAATCAATAGAGTAGTCAAAAGTTTGAGTTATCTTATGCAATTTCAAATTTTTATCAGAAGTAGAGAAAGCCGTAGTCGAGTTTTGCACCGCGACAATAGCATTGTTACTTCTTATTATATTTCTAGACATATTAAGTTCCTGTTGGAATTACACCCATAGGGTCTTCTTTGAGTTCTACACTTAACGTATTAGAATTAGCATAGTTCCACGTATGAGTCCACTTAGGGCTATAATAGACTTTTGGCCTGTTATAAACAGAAGGGATTTGATGTTTAAATCTACGGTAACCACCTTTATTCTCTAGGAAGTGGAGCATTGTTTTTAATTGTTTGTCAGAGATATTATTAAAACTATAATTCATATCGAATGTAGCGATATTATCGTTAGTCTTTAATCTCTGAGTGAAAGAGTTTTTATATTCTAGCTTATCAGCTTTAATTTCGACATTGTTTTGAGTACCGATATCGGGCTCGAAAAAGAAATCTTGCGTCCACATTGAGGAGGCTCCTGTCGGGGAATTTGATTGTGTAGATGTATGATCTCCTGTGCAGTAATAAAAGTTATCCAACTTGTTTTGATTCACGCCTGTATAAACGATATCGTATTCTTCATAAGACTCAGAATAATTATAATCATCAAATGCTAAGTTCGGGAAGCAGCCCATACCAGACCACTTCAATAAAGTAGGGGCATGATCAACCGTTAAACTAGTTGCTACTTCGAAGTGTTGATTATTAATAAAATTAATAGCATAATTATCGCAGAACCCCGAAACAGTTTTGTAAATACCCAAGTTGTCAGGTTTAAATTCTATAGGCAGATACCCAGACTGAGCTTCGAAAAAGTTAGCGAGCTTTCTAGCATTAGTCTCATTGACTTGATACTTTAAGGAAAACCTCGCCACTAAACTATCGACAGAAAGAGGTATTAAATTATAATAAAAATCATCAGTGACATAACTATGATTCTTAGCTTCGAATTCTACGGTAGATCCATAAACTGGCGTAAGGCCAAGACCCGCTAGTTCTGAAGGCGAGGCTATGCCGCTTATGTTGCGATCTCTGTTGTAAAATAAGTCTTCACTCATGAGTGTCCAATATAGTTAAGGGTTAATCTTACAGAGCCATCTGAACTACTAATTAATTGTTCAGAAACAAGAGACGCGTTAGGTATCGATAGTTGTTGAATTCCATCTCCATCTCTAGATGATAATAAAAAACTCACAGTTTTATCTTCTCTCGCATCTAAGAAATTAAAACCACTCTTCAGGAAAGTATCATCAACTTCCATTTGTACAGAAGCTGTATATTCAATAGGATTGATATGTTTCACTTCTACTGGAGTTTCGGAACCTATAGTATAATAAGGTATTTTATTCATTGTCAAAGAATAATCAAATCCAATAATTCTATTACTAGTACTATTATCACAAGTAGCACTTATAGATCCTTGGCTTGGAATATAAATAGGGGTCGGTACTGAGCCAGTAGCATTAATCCCACTCTTCATTTCATCGTAAACAACAAAAGATGTATTCACTTTTGGTATCGAGCCTACAGCGCAATTAACAGAATAAGAAGTTAAATACCCACTATTAAATCCATAAGAAGTATTATTTTTATAATTAAAACTCCCCTTCATAGCCTCGGATTCTCCCGTGAAAGCTAGGATAGGGTCTTCATACATGAGATTCCTCGAAAAGGAAACTGTTTGACTCGTAGCTCCTCCTACTGTCGTCACGCCACGAATTGAACCTAAAGGCTTTGTAACATTACTGCTATTAGAATAGCCTATGTCAAGACTATTGACTCCCGAAAGCTCTCTAGCGCTAGGGCTTCCATCTGCCCCCGCAATAAAGAAGTGGCAATCGTAATTTAGTGTTGTTCCATACATTATGCTCTAGCTTGTCTTAGTGATCCCCCTAGTCTTTTCTCGTCGTCAATCACTTGTTTAACCACATCTTTAATCTTAGTTGCTAATGAATTTTGTTGATCGTCTCCATTGCCTTGAGAGTTAGATGAGCCATCAGAGTTTACGGTAATATTAATCACAGTCTCTCCTGAATTATCAGAAACAGAAATAAGCTCATCTAGTTTACCTACAACGTCTCCAGATCCTCCACCAGCCCCTGAATTAAGAGCGTTTAAATTACCCCTACCAATTTTCTGGGTGGCGGCAGCATTCATGACGAACTCGCCACCAGATAACATGGAGGGTACAGTGTCTACCCCAGCTACATTAGGAACATATCCTCCTGTAGCGTTTCGTCTTTCATCGGCAGAGCGAATATTTTTAATGTTCAATCCCTCGCTAGCTTTAGAAATATCTACTTTTGGACCAAACACATCCGTAAGTTTTTTAAATCCAAAGCTAGCCCCAAATGACAACAGGGAATTCTTCAAGATTTCAGAGAATCCACTCCCCCTTTCTCTTGCTTCTTTTTCTTTTTCCATCTGTCTGGTAAATAGGCCAAACGCCTTCTGCTTGGAGGCTTGCTCTCTTTGGAATGCTGGGCTGTTTCTACGGCCAAACATCGTCAGGGCGGCACTCTGTGGCTCTAAACCTATAGAGGCGAACCCTGAACCCGAACCAAATCTATCGGAAGCTCCTGTAGTGAATGATTGTGTCGCAAAATCTAATAGATTTCGAGAACCCTTCATCGCTCCTTGGCCATAAGTTCCTGGGGTGAACAATCCTCCTCTAGCCATAGCTGGGATGTTACCTGAGTTCAAAGAGTTCATGAATCCAGAACCGTATTTCTGAACAGCACTTTTTTTCATCACAAACTCTCCACCCATAAGTAAAGCTGGGACATCGTCTTTAGATCCTGAACCTCCAGTGACTGGCCCACCAGAAGCGAAGAGGTTTCCTGTAATGTTTTTAAACGCAGCAGACATATTACTTTTAGCTTCTCCAAGGAAGAAGTTAGAAGCAGCTTGCTTTAAGACATCTCCTAAGTCTTCACCTTTAGCTATGGCATCTACTAAACCATCACTGATTGTATTTACAAATGTTCTAGCATTTTGCACCAAAGCCCTATCTAAACCTTCTTGTATTTCTTCTGTGGTAAAGTTGAATTCATTTTCAAACAATTCAGCTCTAGATGTACCGATTGCTAATCTCTGTTTTTCTAATTCTACAAGCCTCTCTCTAAGAGCGACAAGTTCTTTAGTATCTGTAATTCCATCTTTTTGTTTTTTAGCTACCTCTGTTTTAATAGCTAGTTCTTGAGCAAGTATATCTTTGTTTTTTATCGCAGCTCGTCGTTCTACACTAGTTCTAGCTAATGTAATCCTATCGGTAGCTCCTCTCAGGGCTTGGTTATCTGAAGCTCTAGCTGTGGCTCCTGCTCCACCCACTTTCGCAGCCGCCGTGAATAATTGCTGATCTATGTTAGAAATTGCACCAGCACCATCTTTAACCATTAAAAAATCTAATTTTAACTGTTCGGCAGATTGATTTAATGAGTCAGTAAACGCAGTTAGTAGAACGGAGTAAGCTTTAAATGCGTTGATATTTTTAAGTGCTGCTTGAGCTAATGCATTGTTAACAACGGCCTGTTGACCAGTTAGCTGGACATTCTTTTTCTGACCTTCGATACCCACGGTAGCATTATCAATATCGTCTTTTTGTTCAGGTTTTAATGTGAAAACACCACTATCTTTCGCAAATGAAAGCATCGTAGATACTTTACCCAAAGAACTAAACCCTTCTTTGTCTAATGTACCAATTAAAACTTTTAGGCTTTCTCCCAAAGCAGGTATTTTATCTATAAGATTGGTTAATTCAGTCCTAGTATCCTTAACAGCATTTGCTTTAGACTCATCAACATTCAATACCCCTTCTGCAGCAGTAAATTCCACATCTCTACGAGCTTTTTCGGCATCGCTTAAATTTGGATTAGCACTAGATAAACCTCTCTGAAGTTGTAAAGCATTTTTCCTAGATCCTATATTGAAGTCCGTCTGTATATCTCTTGACCGACCTTGTCTAGTCAAGTCTCTAGTTATATTAGCTATTATAGCAGCTCTTTGAGCGTCTAATTTTAGTTGTTCTT